TCCTAGACCCATTAAAGTTGAGTCGGAGGTCACCGACATTAAAGAATATGACCGTAGAATTAAAATCAATAAATTTAATAAAGATTATTTTGATTATTATAAATATGAAAGACCAGAATCAGATTATAATTGTAAGATATTAAATTCAATAGCCAAAGTCAATTTTGTACCAGTAGACAAATATAATAATATTAAGAAACAAGAAAATCCCAATTTTAGGCCTTATAAATTACCTGTTGAAACCAATCCACATCACATATCACATTATGTAAGATCTATTGCAGAAAATAGAAATATAATAGAAAATATTAAAATGGTTGAAGATGAACATCATCCACTAGGTTATAAACCTAACAGACCAGTTTTAGATGTAAATTCAACAAGAATTTTAATGGGAGGCATAGATGCAACTATATTATTACCAGACACTTGTGCAGCAGATAAAGATAGAATAAGGGGAGTAGAAGGAAGAATACAGAATTTTGAAAATAAAATGAATCTATTATTACATCCTTCAGAGGTGGAAGCAATTAAAACCACAATGGATGAATATAAGCATAATTGTAAATATAGAGAAAAAGTAGCTGATGAAAACGGATATTATCGAATAGCAAAACCCGATTTCACTAATTTTGAAACACAATACAGAAATATAGTTACTGATCAAAACAGGGAAACCAGATATACTGTTAACACATTTAAGGGTACATTACAAGAATACGTGAACCGTGAAGTTGATGAAAATAATGATAATATAGACCCAGACACCATTATCAATCTCACAGACGTACTATATTATATTCCAGTAGATGACCTCTATCAAATAGCCCACCATTTGAATGATGGCATCTGCATGGTTGGAACTGTACATGTACCAAAATCACTAGATACCAACAAACATTTCATACAATTTGCAGATAAAATAGAAGGTTATGTTCAAATTAGTCCTAGAAAATTAAATGATGATAAACCAACTTTCAAATTTAGTGAATGTAAAATGTTTATGAAAATGAATGGCAATGACGATGTCTATATACACAACATACAATATTTAGAATATGTAAAAGCTAACTTATCAGCATGTGTAATACCATGTTCAACCAATAATCAATTCATTTTAAAAATGGTACCAACAGAAAGATATGATTGTGGAGCAACATATTATGTTCGATTTAAGATAATCAAAATTAGTGAACCTGAAGCAGAAGATTTCATAACAGCCGATTATATTGATAATGAAGCGGGCAGCTACTACACGAAATTCAAAGAATTACTTGAACAAGTACCACGATTACCCTATTTTATGATTCTAAAAGAAACCGAAGATATAAGGAATCTAATAATGAATACCAGAGGAGAGAAAGATAAGATATACAATATGACATATAGAACTGTAAAAACACCAGAAACACTCCCTAAGAATAAACAGATAATCACCAAATCTTTCCCCAAAGAAGCATTTATGATAGATGGAAGGTATTATTTTACTAAAACAGTAAGAGACCCAAATAATGATATATATAATCTCAGAATTAAAGTAAATGAAACAACACAATATATAGCTACAGTTAAAGAAGCTGTATCACCAACACTCATTAATAAACTAGTAAATAAAGTAGTAATGATGAAAAATGTGGATGATGTAAACATAAGGAGTTTAATAACATTCATTCAGAAAGAATCACCAGATTTAAATATACCAAATCAAGTCATACCATTATTAGCAGAAGTATTATACCAAACATTACAAAGTGAGAAGAATATAAGTGCATTGCTACAATCTAATTTAACCAAGACATTAAATTCATTCAAATCAGGAGATTACAAATTAGAACAATATCAAGCACCTGAGTATACTCAATGGGCCAGAATAAAGAATTATATCAAAAGCATTTTCTTTACAGTACCAACAACACACGATGTTAATGCTGAAGAAAACCTTCAGGGTTTTCACTAAGGCCCACCAAACAAATTGGGGATCGCGCTGATCTCAATGTTACCGATCAAACTTTTAAATTCACTTACACTACTGATAACATTGAAGAACACGCATCACCCAATAATGTGTGCTGTTTCTCAAACAGCTTTGAATTCCATAATGCAATGCATCCTACACTACAAACTATTCCTAAGATAGCCGTAACAGAAGAAGATATACCATATTTCAACGCCATGATTCAAGCCAATTTGATAACTGAAGATGAGCATAATTATTACAAGAAAATTGGTTTTCCAAGGCTACTAATCAAAATCAAAGATAAACAACTTGAAGAATTATCAAAGATTACACACCCAGAACATTACAAATTTTTACATGAAAGCAAACTACCATCTATACTTGTACAAAATATGCAAACAATAAATGATATAAAAGTGCGCCAAATACAGGATAAACAACCAGACAAAATCGGATTTATGAAAATTTTGGGAACTAACATTAATTTCCATGAGAAAGAAGTGATGATGTATGGAAAGAACAAACAAACATTATTTGCAGCTGCTAAAAGACAGATGAAGACAGCACCAACTCCATCAGCAACAGTAGCAAAGGATTTCATACAATATGCAACTAATAGAATAGAGAATGAAATAGGATATGAATTAGATCATTTTTCATATGATGTCACCCAATGGTACAACCACTTATCAGCAGCCAAACAACAAGCAATCAAGCCAATTAAAATGTATTATGAGAGACCTGACTTACATAGGTTGTTATATTCAGAGAAAGAGAGACAAAGACAACTTACATTACATTATGAAGCTATAGTTAAAGCAGAATTGCAACCTGCTGATGGTAAACCTAGAATGGTATGCTCCATACCACAAAGAATCAAATACACAATGGGACCTGTATGTTGGCAACTAGAAGAGTTGATGGCACATAAATTAAATGGATATTGTGGAGGAATGAATTTAACTGAAATGGCAGAAAAGATTAATAACTATGCAGAACAAGGATTCACTAAAGTTGTTGAAGGAGATGGTTCAGCATTTGATAATTCTCAAGACATAACTCTAAAAGCACTAGACAGATATATATATAATCGTATCAAAGATAAGATATATCATGTACCCAAAGAGGAATTTGAATTACTATCAAATCTACATTATAAAACCATGGATGTGAAATATCATGATAATGGAAAACCTAAGACATATATGACCTATAAGGTGTTGGGTACAGTATTTTCAGGAGACTCAGATACAACATTAGCTAATACTATTAGAATGGCAATGTATAATATATATGCCAACGAGCGATCAGGATTGAAATATGGTGTAGATTTTGTTGTATTTTCAAAAGGGGATGACTTTTCAGTATTATACAAACAACGAATTTCAGAAGCCAAAATAAGATCAGTATATGAAAAATATTTCCTAGGTAAACCCATAAACCAATACAAAATACTAGATAACAGAAGAGGAGGTTTAGGGCAAATATGCAAGTTCTTAGATATAGGAGATCTGTCATCATTCAAATTTTGTTCACTACGATCATGGTATGTTGATGACTCATACAACAAAATCACATTAACTAGAGATCCCAAGAAACTCTATAATTTAGCATTATATTCTATCAAAGCAAAAAGTAAGAATTGGAGTGAATTAGTTCAATATCATATAGATTTAGCAGTTAGTTATGAGAAAAGCTATCCAGGAATAGAAATATTTGAAATAATGGCTGAAGCACATCGAAGAGAAGCAAGAAAAATTTATGAAAAATACCATAATATGCCAGAATTTAAGAAAAAGCTAGTAGATTCATTAGCAAGAACAAAACGGATGAAAGAACATTTATTTGAGTATGACTTTGGATTTGGTGACATTTTCAATGCAAGGTTGAAGAAATTATATGAAATACAAGGAAGACAAGATTCAGAAGATTTAATACTGCCTAATTATTGGGATAACATGCAGTTACGATATAACATCAGGACAGAACAAAACACAATATTAGAATTAAAGTATATCAATGATCAAATAAATGCTGAATTTGATACCGAAGAGCTCAAATCTTTGGTGGGCCTAATAAATTTTAATGAATACTAAGACAACTAAAACTACTAAACGCAAGCTTAAGAACTTAAATACAAAGATAAAGAAATTAGGGCAAACTATTAAGAAAAAGAATAGAAGGAACAATAGAGTAAGAAGATTAGCAAATCGATTTAGAATGCCAGCAGCACAAACAAAATCATTTAAAAGAATATTTAATATAACATCTCAAGATGGCAATTCCATGACGGTTAAAGGAAGAGATTTAGTTTATGCAATACCTGACAATTTAAATACTAATAATGAGACACCAGTTATAACAGTAATACCAGCCAATCCCTGTTATTGGATAGGAACTAGAGTAGCAGCATTAGCAGCAGGATATCAGAATTACCGACCATTGTTGTTTAAAGTAACCTATGTACCTCAATGCGCGGTAACACAACAAGGAAATGTAATTGCAGGAACATTGTGGCATACATTACCATCGACCAACAATTTTCAACAAACACTTAGAACATCCCCTGGTGGTATGATGACACAATGTTACAAAACCTTCACATCTAATGTAACCATGCGTTCAAATTTACAATTCAACTTATTCAGATGTGCAGGCAAATTTGATCAAGAATCCAATCCATTTATTTTCATGGCTATTTCTGTAGCATGCATTAACACTCAAGGCAATAAAATTATACCAGGATATTTCTATATTGATTATGCATATACATTCAAGAATCCCATAGGATTATCACATGCCTTTTACAATACAGGAATAACCACCACCAATGATATATTAAATAGAGATGATGATAATATGGCTGCCATATCCTGTTCAATAACAGACAACCCATCAATAGGAGCAATAATCCAAATAGACAAAGATGATGATGGTGCACTAGTATTCTCATACAATGATACAGAGGTGCCAATGAGGCTAGGACAACCTTTATGGTTCTTTGGAAATACGGCACTAGACACTTTAAATGCACCAGTTGTAGCTAATGTACGCTTAAATCCAGAACTGGGAGATAGGGAAATAACTACACAAGGCTTTGAGTTTAATTTTCTAAGAGATCAAGCAATCATGGTAGATTGTCATCCACGAGATGATCCAGAGAATAGGCATCTAATTTTCACAATTAACACATCAGGAAATGATATTCAAAATTACATAGCATCAGTTATAGCAGAATGGGGAGTCATCGATGCAGTTATAGCTTATTCAACTCGAGCAATTGATTATAATAATCCACAACACAATTTAGTGACATTCAATAGACCTGTGAAGTCATTTACTATATATAGAGGATCACAAACAACCACAGCACTAGAAGCACATTACATATTACCAGAACAATCAATAGTGGAAAGAGTTCCTACATCATATGTTCCACTAGGAAAAAGAAAATTAAAATTGATAAAACCAGAACCACTAAGATTACCACCTGTGAAAGAAGAAATTAAAGAAAATTTAATAGATGAAGAAGAAGAAGATGAAGAAGAAGTTAAATTAATTAAGATACCCAAACAGAAACCAAAAGTTCTTAAGTGAGCGTAACTAATTGATTTTAATTCTACAGTGCTCAGCAATCACAGTTGACAAGCAACTAGATACCGGGTTATTTATTTATAAATAATTAATTAATTATTGACTCAAATAAAATTAATATTTAAGAGTCTAAGGTTGATGTTGCCTATATCAACTGGCGTATTGCACATAGCACACACAAAACTATAGCTAATTTCTAAGAGGG